ATGCTGGAACAAATGGGCATTGCCGCGAAGCAAGCCTCGTATAAATTAGCGCAACTCTCCAGCCGCGAAAAAAATCGCGTACTGGAAAAAATAGCCGATGAACTGGAAGCACAAAGCGAAATCATCCTCAACGCTAACGCGCAGGATGTTGCTGACGCGCGTGCCAACGGCCTTAGCGAAGCGATGCTTGACCGTCTGGCACTGACGCCCGCACGGCTGAAAGGCATTGCCGACGATGTGCGCCAGGTGTGTAACCTCGCCGATCCGGTGGGGCAGGTAATCGATGGCGGCGTACTGGACAGCGGCCTGCGTCTTGAGCGTCGTCGCGTACCGCTGGGGGTTATTGGCGTGATTTATGAAGCGCGCCCGAACGTGACGGTTGATGTCGCTTCGCTGTGCCTGAAAACCGGTAATGCGGTGATCCTGCGCGGTGGCAAAGAAACGTGTCGCACTAACGCTGCAACGGTGGCGGTGATTCAGGACGCCCTGAAATCCTGCGGCTTACCGGCGGGTGCCGTGCAGGCGATTGATAATCCTGACCGTGCGCTGGTCAGTGAAATGCTGCGTATGGATAAATACATCGACATGCTGATCCCGCGTGGTGGCGCTGGTTTGCATAAACTGTGCCGTGAACAGTCGACAATCCCGGTGATCACAGGTGGTATAGGCGTATGCCATATTTACGTTGATGAAAGTGTAGAGATCGCTGAAGCATTAAAAGTGATCGTCAACGCGAAAACTCAGCGTCCGAGCACATGTAATACGGTTGAAACGTTGCTGGTGAATAAAAACATCGCCGATAGCTTCCTGCCCGCATTAAGCAAACAAATGGCGGAAAGCGGCGTGACATTACACGCAGATGCAGCTGCACTGGCGCAGTTGCAGGCAGGCCCTGCGAAGGTGGTTGCTGTTAAAGCCGAAGAGTATGACGATGAGTTTCTGTCATTAGATTTGAACGTCAAAATCGTCAGCGATCTTGACGATGCCATCGCCCATATTCGTGAACACGGCACACAACACTCCGATGCGATCCTGACCCGCGATATGCGCAACGCCCAGCGTTTTGTTAACGAAGTGGATTCGTCCGCTGTTTACGTTAACGCCTCTACGCGTTTTACCGACGGCGGCCAGTTTGGTCTGGGTGCGGAAGTGGCGGTAAGCACACAAAAACTCCACGCGCGTGGCCCAATGGGGCTGGAAGCACTGACCACTTACAAGTGGATCGGCATTGGTGATTACACCATTCGTGCGTAAATAAAACCGGGTGATGCAAAAGTAGCCATTTGATTCACAAGGCCATTGACGCATCGCCCGGTTAGTTTTAACCTTGTCCACCGTGATTCACGTTCGTGAACATGTCCTTTCAGGGCCGATATAGCTCAGTTGGTAGAGCAGCGCATTCGTAATGCGAAGGTCGTAGGTTCGACTCCTATTATCGGCACCATTCTAACGTCTCCCCAAGTCTACTCAAGTATTTAAAAACTTCTTATAATCCGCATGTTATCGCCCCTTTTAGTCTTTTGACGTCTACTTAAGTACCCCAAAATCTACAGTCAATTGGGGGGACTTTTGGGGGTATTTGCTGTTCGGTTTAGTGGAGGTACCCCCAAGTGAAACTCAATGCCCGTCAAATAGACACTGCCAAGCCAAAAGAGAAGGCTTACAAGCTGGCTGATGGTGGTGGTCTGTATCTCCTGGTAAAACCTAGTGGAGGAAAATACTGGCGCTTTAAATATCGTGTAGCTGGTAAAGAGAAGCTGTTAGCACTAGGTGTGTATCCTGAAGTTACCTTGGCTGATGCTCGTGCAAAACGTGAAGAAGCTAAAAGGGGTATCGCTGGGGGTATCGATCCGATGGAAGCGAAACGAGAGGAAAAGATTGCCCGGGAAACGCAGTTAAACAATACCTTCAAAGATATTGCCCTTGAGTGGCACAGCAGCAAATTAAAAAAATGGTCTGCTGGTTATGCTTCAGATATCCTCGAAGCCTTCAACAAAGATGTGTTCCCTTACATTGGCAAAAAACCAATCGCCGAAATCAAACCACTTGAACTTCTGAATGTGCTGCGACGCATCGAGGGGCGCGGTGCTACAGAAAAAGCCAAAAAAGTGAGGCAGCGGTGCGGGGAAGTTTTCCGCTATGCAATAGTCACTGGTCGCGCAGAGTATAACCCTGCCCCAGATCTTACTAGCGCGATGCAAGGCCATGAATCTAATCATTATCCTTTCCTCACAGCCAAAGAATTGCCTGATTTTTTCAAGGCATTGTCCAGTTACTCAGGAAGTGCATTGGTTGTTATGGCGGCTCGTCTACTGATTATCACTGGTTTGCGAACTGGCGAACTGCGCGGTGCATTATGGGATGAAATCGATCTCAACAAGGCTATCTGGGAGATACCTGCTTCACGGATGAAAATGCGTCGCCCTCATGTGGTGCCTTTGTCTAAGCAGGCTCTTTCTCTTATTGGGCAGATTAAAGAATTAACTGGTAATTATCCGCTTATGTTTCCCGGCCGTAATGATCCAAGGAAAACAATGAGCGAGGCTAGCATAAACCAAGTATTTAAACGCATCGGCTATAACGGAAAGGTTACTGGTCATGGATTCCGGCACACCATGAGCACGATTTTACATGAGCAGGGCTATAACACCGCGTGGATAGAAACGCAGCTTGCACACGTTGATAAGAACTCAATTCGTGGCACGTACAATCATGCGCAATATCTGGACGGGCGGCGCGAGATGCTCCAGTGGTACGCCGACTATATGGATTCGCTCGAACATGGCGGTAACGTGGTGCATGGCAAGTTCGGAAAATGTGGATGACTGGTTGCGTATACAGTAGTAGACTTTGAGCGACGAAAGAAAAGGCTGTGTCTAGGGTCGCTCCCGAAAATCCGTACACCTCGACGGACTGGTACAGCCACTACAGTAGAGGACGCTGAGGTGTGCGTATGATTGATATTCATGCCGAATTAAACGAATACAAAAAAGATTTTATTTCTTTACGTGAATTTCTTGAGGTCGTGCTTAAGGTCGCTGGTGATGATTATGATGTTTCAGATGTCATAACTTGGATACTCAGGAGAATAAGCGGAGAACATATCCGCCTGTACACAGTAAATGAATTTAAGCTGTTGGAATCTTTTTGTAACCCGTATCGGGATGAATTTGATTATGATGTTCTTTATAGAAATCTGAATGCGGTTCGGAAACGTGGTTGTTTACCTGGTGAGAGGGATGAAAATGGTTTTCTGGTGTCCGGTTATTGGGAAGATCCCGAATTTGAGAACATTGGATTTATAAGGGGTGAAATTTTCGCAATTTTTCCCGATGTCCTTGACGCGTTAACGAAGCTGGAAGGCGCTAACTCTTCTGAAAATGACGAGGCACAAGGACGCGATATTGAAAAGAAAGAGTTGCGTACAGAGGATGATTTATTATCCCAAATCGCAATGCTGGAAAAAGAAAACGCAGAGTTAAGGGCAAGGATAGAGCAGTTAGAGCAAGAGCGCCCGATACACTTATATAAATACTGGGATAAAGACCCATTAGCTAAGGCTATTGAGATTAGAAACAGAGAGTGGGCCAATTACGATCCAGAAAATGATTTTGCCACTAGGGGAAATCAAGAAGCGATAACCAGGGAGCTTAAGCAGTGGGGGGCAAGTAATGCACTTGCAACGCTCATAGAGAGGACTGCCTGCCCTATTAACCGAGACAACAGCCAAAAGAACGCAAAGCCGGATTAACGCACCATACCGCATACCCTGAGGGTGATTTACTGTTACCCTGAGGGTATTTTTTTATCTTCCCCGTCAATTTTACCATCACCCTTAGGGTAGATTTCCTCCCGATTACCATCACCCTTAGGGTTAATTTCCTTCCGGTAACCATTAGGCCTGAGGGTATGAAAATATTCGTTATTTCTGTGCCAGGATTACCTCGTCAAATTGAGTAGACGTTATGAGGTAAATATATGTCAAATACGCTTATTCGTTTAACAGAAGTTCAGCGTAGAACTGGATATAGCAAGGCATGGATTTATCGCCTTATGGGGCAAGGTAAATTTCCTGCATCAGTTAAAATTGGCTCGCGAGCTATTGCTTTCGTTGAGAGTGAAATTGACGAGTGGATTAATCAGCGTATTGCGGAATCACGCGGAACAGCTACCTGATTAAATGGCTACGGGGCTATTTCCCCCAGCTATCCACCAGCAAATAAAAGTAACTTAATTCGATAGCAGGAGTTTTTATGAAATTTCCAAAAACGCCCGTACAGGGGCGGGGCTTCGTTCGGCCTGAAAACCAGAATCTGCAAAATTTCGGCGAAATTATCCCGATTATTTCCGGCGTTATTGGCGGGAGTGAAACCACTATTGTTAGCGCCAGAGCGTTACATAAGGCGTTAGGTGTAGGGCGCGTTTTCCGTTCGTGGATCAAGGGGCGCATTGAAGAATACGGGTTCACGGAAGGCGTGGATTATGAGGTTGTTGAATATTTGAGCCGACCCGATCCGGTGAGCGCAAAATCTCGCCAGCAAACCGCTCTTGAGTACATCATCACAGTGAACATGGCGAAAGAACTGGCGATGGTCGAACGTACCGAACAGGGCCGCGCCGTTCGCCAGTACTTTATCAAATGCGAGGAGGAGCTACACAAGGTTGCGCCTGTTCGTTCCGCAGCGTTACGCCGGGAACTGAAAGCCCGTATCACAGTTGCCAGCTACTTTAAGCCAATGTGTGCCGCGCTGGAGGCGTACCGGGCTGAACTGGGTAAAAACACACTCCAGCACCACTACACCACGGAAGCGAACATGCTGGCGCGTATCGTACTGGGTGGCATGACTGCAAAACAGTGGGCACTGGCGAACGGCATTACAGGCGAACCACGCGACCACATGAGCACGTTGCAGCTTGAGCACCTTTCTTACCTTGAGCAGAGCAATATCACGCTGATTGAGTTAGGCCAGGACTACCACCAGCGGAAGGCTGAATTAATTCGTCTTTCGCAGCGTTGGTTAGCCCGTCGCATGGAGGAAAACAGCCATGTGTAACGCTCTGACCGTTACAAAAAGAGAAAGCGCCCCGTTGCCGGAGCGCCTTTGTGAACGAATAGCCTACTGCGCCATATTGCTTACTGTCTACGAGGCAGATTATAGCGTTGTGGTCGCACAGAGTGAAGGCGCTGATCACCGTTACTACAGCACGCCAGAAATGCAGAATATTTTGCTGCAAAATGTCGTTGGTCACACTGTCCGGAAAGCAAAAAATTTTGCTGGTGGCGCGACTGATGCGATTTTGTCAGGTCGCCAGGTGCTGATCAATCTGATGTCTGATTTCGTTCTGGATAAAACAAAGGCGACCGCAGAGGGCCGCCAGTGGGAAAGCTACATACTTGAACGCATCGCCAACAATGCCAGATTTGCGGCTGGTGGGCAATGTGTCAGCTTTGCACCAATGACTCTATGTTTAACTGAGGGTCATTATGGTGAATATGCTGGCTTGCTGGTGGGCTATTCCTGCTCTTTAACATTGCCATGCCGCGATGTTTTCCAGGTATGCGACCCCATTTTTGTGCGCCTGTACTCTTTAAGGAATTTCTCAAGGATAAACGCACAGGGCGCGAATCTGTTTGACTCATGCTCGTACGCTATCTTTCTGCGCTGTCTTTTCCGTGCCGGTGATGGTGTATTGGTTGATTCTTTGTTGGTCATGGCGCAGCCCTGTAAAACGATGCACCGTAGTTCCTCACACCACGGCGCTGGTGATGGTTACTCCTGTTCTTTGGCCTTGCGGCGCTGGCGGTATTCAACTTCTCGCTTTAATGCTGCTGTTACAAACTGCCCTGTACTTTCACCAGGCATTTTTACCGCCTCAACATTGTTCATAACTTCATGCGGAACCCTTGCCGCAACTGTTTGTGATTTTGCGTTTACTGCTTTTGTCGCCATGTTGTGTACCCCTTACAAAAAACAAATGCAGTATGCAGGAAAAAAAATAAGTGTTCAACACTTGACGTGTTTAACACCTAGGCTTAAATTGGTGTTCAACACCTTGTTGATGCAAGGTGCAGAAACGACAACGCCCCGCAGTGGTGGCACACATGCAGGGCGTCTAACCACCAACGATAGCAAGAGTATCGAGGTAGCTATGAGAAATCATACCACACACCCGCAAGGGCGGGACTCGCACAACCTGAATAAATACATCTGGCGTTTTATCGCCCTGAGCACGGCACAACCGCGCGTAATTCACATCGAGGCCACCAGCGAACAGGAAGCACGCCAGCAATCTCCTGATGGCTGCGTGATGGTATTCGCAGCCCGTATTCGCCAGGAGGTGGAACATGTGTAATGCAACATGGCCTGATGCAGCGGTAGACGCTATCAAAACGCTGATGGATTCACTTATTGAGATTTCTGCTATCGCTGGTGTGGCGCATAAACACGCAGCCAGAGAATCAGAATGCATCTCCCATTATTTAGCATTTGTGCAGCTAAAAGCCGATCAGGCACTGGATAAGGCCGGAAAAATTATCATGGCTGATGTGCAGGAGGTGCACCATGCATAACCTGTCAATTTCTGACCTTAACAGCATTCAGTTTGACGAGAAATTTACCGGGCAGTTGCTGGTCAATGTGGAGAACGGGCGCATAGTGCGTAATTACCACCTGCCGGATGGTGCAATTGCCGGAAGCGTTGAAGCATTGCTGGAACTGGCGGAACGTGCGCGACTGATTAAGCCGTCAACGAGCCATCACGATGATGATCTGCATTTTACCGGGCGTATGGTGAGTCACTACGAAAACGGCGTTGAAGTATCCCGCGAACGGCTGCGTGATGATTGCTGTTTCGGCACACTGCCGGAATTTATCGAGTTGCTGACCAGTTGCGGTTATCAGGTCATTCAGGGGGGTAAACATGCGTGATGATCGTTTTAATTCCCTGAAACGGGAATTTGATGGCGCACCGGAAGATGCAGCGGGCGCATTGTTGAGCGTTGCTGACATGATGAAAGCTGCATATTTTCTTATCAATACCAGTGGCTACAAGTCAGAGGGTGAAATGATTCTTAGTATTGCGTCGGACTATGCGGAATATGTGGCAGAGACGCGTTACAGAAGAAAATTCACGGAGGATGTAAGCCATGCATAATCATGAAGCGCATGTACCCGTAGTGCTTAATGTGCCAGATGATTTCACCGGACGCGTACTGGTTTACCTGGATAAAGGGAAAGTGAAATCACAATGCCGACTGAAAAGTAATGAGATTGTTGGTTCTCCTGAATTTTTTTCTGAACTTTGTATTCGTGCGGAAATAAAACCGGAACTGCTGACAGGAAAATAAAACCATGAAAAAGAAAAATTCTGGCTTTACTGCCAGCGGCCTCTCTCGGCCTGAAATCCGCCCCGGTGATATTTCCCGGGACACCAGACGCGGGGGACGGGTGGTTATTCGTCACGTTACGCCAGGCAATATCACCTACCGCCGTGAGGCTTACGAATATGACTGCGTAATGCCGCGCCGTCAGTTTGATCGTGATTTTATTCTGGTGGAAAACAAACAACAGGCAGTGGCGAGACGTGCAGCCACGAATATTAAAAAAATCCGGGCAATGTTGGTTGCGGGAGGTAAGAAGTGAAAAACGCACCGAGTCTAAAATATCAGCCGAAGGATAAATTCACTGAGGTAATCATTTTTGCCGGGACGGATGCTTACGCCCATGCTCAACACTGGATTGAAAGTGAAGGACGAAAACACGGCGATAACGTGCCTCCTGTTTACCTGGGGCCAAAGCAACTGGCAGACCTGGCGAATATCCGCATTATTGACGAGAAACGCCGTTTTGCGCGTGTCTATATCGCGGGGGAGATAGAGCCAATCCAGATCAATACTATCGCTGAAAAGCTGGCGCTGGCTGGCGTACAGGAGGCGAAATTATACAAAGGTATCACCGACCAGGAACCGGAGAACTGGCGCGACTACCTGCAACGGATCCGCGAACAGGCTGAGCACGGGGAAGTTTCAGTGATGAAATTAGCTACAAAAAATAGTGGTCTACCCAAGCCTGCATTAAATCAGATGGGAGCCAGCCAGAGAGGGGAAGTGTTACTTGAACATTATGGAGGAGCACTGGCGATAAATGATGATTCTGATGTAGTTCACCATTACAACGGAATTGTTTGGGAGCCTGTATCTGATAAGGAACTCCAGCGGTCTATGGCGAAGATTTTTATTGATGCCGAAATTAGTTATTCGCAAAACGCCATTAAATTTGCCGTAGAGACAATGAAATTGAGTCTACCTGTTATGGGGGGAGCGGACAGAAATCTTATTGGGTTCAGTAACGGTGTTTTTGATATCAGGACAGGAAATTTTCGGGAACACAACAAAAATGACTGGTTGTTAAATGCCAGTGAATTACCGTTCAGCCCGCCAGAAGAGGGGGAAACGCTGGCAACACATGCGCCGAATTTCTGGAAGTGGTTGCGTCGTTCGGTGGCGGATAATGCTCGTAAAGCGGATCGCGTACTGGCGGCATTATTCATGGTACTGGCGAACCGGTACGACTGGCAGTTATTCCTTGAGGTAACGGGGCCGGGCGGAAGCGGTAAAAGTGTGATGGCGGAGATTTGTACCATGCTGGCGGGTAAGGCCAACACAGTATCGGCAAGCATGAAGGCTCTGGAAGACGCAAGGGAACGCGCGTTAGTAGTTGGCTTTTCGCTGATTATCATGCCGGATATGACTCGCTACGCTGGCGATGGTGCAGGAATTAAGGCAATTACTGGCGGCGACAAGGTGGCAATTGATCCGAAACATAAAGCCCCCTACTCCACACGTATTCCGGCAGTAGTGCTTGCGGTAAACAATAACGCCATGTCATTCAGTGACCGAAGCGGGGGGATCTCGCGTCGTAGGGTGATATTTAATTTCTCTGAGGTCGTACCGGAGAACGAACGCGATCCCATGCTGGCGGAAAAGATAGAAGGCGAACTGGCGGTAGTGATTCGCCATTTGCTAACACGATTTACCGACCAGGACGAAGCTAAAAGACTACTTTATGAGCAGCAAAAATCAGAAGAAGCGCTGTTGATAAAGCGCGAAGGTGATTCACTGGTGGACTTTTGCGGCTATCTGATGTCGTTGGTTAAATGTGAAGGAATGATGGTGGGCAATGCGGAAATAGTGCCATTTAGCCCGAGGCGATACCTGTATCATGCTTATTTAGCCTATATGTCAGCGCATGGCCTGGGAAAACCAGTATCACTGACACGCTTTGGTACTGATATGCCAGGAGCTATGGCGGAATACGGAAAGGAGTATAAGCGGGCTAAATGCACTAAAGGCCCGGATAAAGGGCGAGTGATAACAAATGTTCTGTTAGATGATGATGCTGATGGCTGGTTGCCAGCAGCTACAGGGATTAACGACAGAACATAATACGAAATTTATAAGCTGAAACGTAAAGGTAGACGGTTGGTAGACAGATTCACTTAACCCTCTACCAACCATCTACCAATTAATATTTTGAATTATAAAGATATTTTCAATGTGGTAGAGAGGTAGACAGTTATTTCTATATTCCTAAACCACGGGGGGTATATAAAAAACAGATAGTTAAGGGGGTATTTTTTAAATTTCTCTTTTAACTGTCTACACTGTCTACCATTTAGTAAAAATCATTAATTATCAATGTATTAATGCGGTAGACCGTTGGTAGACAGTTTGCAGATTGTTTTTTTGTTATGTGTTAATAACATTAAATAAATCAATCAATTATATCGGTAGACAGTTGGTAGACAGTTGTAACGATGGGGCAAAGCATGACTAAGCTGACCATTAACAGAAAACCAAAAGGTATTTACGGCACGCCACAGAAAACGACGCAGGCGGCACAGGAGCAGGATAAAACCACATCGGCGCATAAAGTGATGCCCGGTAACCAGAAAGCGCAGCAGAAGCCTACAGGGGCGACACCGTGGCGGCATATGACCAAACGCCAGCGCAAAAACCGCAGGCGCGTTAACCGCCTCACTGAGTTGTGGCCTGACTTATTCAGCCGGGAAGCACTGAAGCCGCTTAAGGTGGGGATATTCGACGACCTGATGCAGGATCTCGCCGTCAGGGGGCTGGCATTCGGGCCAGGGGCATTGCGTGCGACGCTGGCATCTTATGCGCAGTGTCCGCGCTATTACCGCGCCTTAATGGCTGGTGGGGTACGCTACGACCTGAAAGGCCAGCCGTGCGGCGAGGTGACACCACAGGAACAACAGGACGCAGAAACGCGGCTGGTGGCGCTGAATGAGAAGCGCAAACGCCAGCGCCGGGCAGCAAAGGAGACAATAGGCGCATGATTCACGACAGCAAAGCGGAAGCACTGGAAGCGCGTGGTCTGTACCGGAGAGCGGCGGCGCGGTGGGCTGAGGTCATCATGCTGGCGAATGATGACAAGGCACGGGAACAGGCGGCAAAACGTCGCGCGGAATGTATCCACAAGGCAGCATGCCCACCAGCAAGGCAGGATAATTTCGGGGAGATGCGCGAAACCATCAGCCGGGCACATGCCGGGATGGGATTACATCAGCCCAATGGTGAGGCATTCAGGAAATACCAAAAAAAGAACAATTGTAGTCAGTAACAGAGGATGGGATTCTCTTGGTTTTTTGTTGATGCTTTCTGAGGAAATCTACTACGTTGCTGAGCAGATGAATATTCAATTGCATCTGGGTTCCTGATAAGATTAATCTGAATATTTTCATTTGGAATAGGGATATGAATAAAACTTTAATTGCAACATTAGTCGGTATAGTAATGTTAACCGGATGTGGGCCAGAAGAGTTAACTCCAGAACAGAAACAGGAAGTAGCGGCTCTTAAAGCTGAACTGTCGCAAACGGAAGGTGAAATATCAGCAGCTAAGGAAGTTGACCAGCAGTTTTCTGGTGGGTTGATAAAAAATCTGACAACAGCAAGACTGGAAATATTAGGAACTAATAAAGCGCTTTTGGAACAGCGTATTAATGCTATTGAATCAGGTGCCAAAATTGATGTTGTTGTATCTGGAGTAAAACCTGATCCTGAGCTTGCGGCTTCAATTAAAACTGAAATTGACAGCTTAGATGCAAAAATCAACGAAGCCAAAGCTGATGCTCGTCAGTATAGTGGTGGTCTGATAAAGGTACTAAAATTATCTACTGTTGCCACTGAAGAGCAGACCATGGCAATGTTGCAGCAAAAGTACCTCACAGCCAAGTATGGCCTCGCTGAAGTTAAGCTGGCATCAGTACAAGCTAATGACGCAAAAAACAGTACTGAAACGGAAGTAACAGCCAAAAATTCCCAAGAGCAACTTCCTTTACTCCCGCCAGCGGATGGTCCGTTTGGCTTAGAAGCCGGTCTTACACAGAAAAACATCGAAGATATGATCGGTGCTAAGCTCAAGCCACTACCAGACAGTGTGAATCTGTATACTTCTGATAAATTACCGAAGCAAAACGCAGATTTTGAAATGTATGGTTTGCTGATCTCCCCGAAAGCTGGTTTATGTCAAATACGGGCTTTAGGAAAAAATATTGATACTGATAGCTATGGATTGGCTCTTAAATCCAAGTTTGAAGAATTGAGTAATTCTTTAAGTTCTCTGTATGGAAAGGCTGATACTACAGACTTTTTGCTGGCTGGTTCAATTTGGAAAGATCCTCAGGACTGGATGAGGGGGCTAAACAAAAAAGAACGCTTCTTATCTGCCACATGGAAGGGAACAAAAGAAATACCATTAAAAAACAATATCGATACTATCTCTATTGAGGCCAGAGCGAACAATTCCACTCAGGGATATGTCTATCTGCAGTACTCATTTACAAATGACGAAATTTGTCAGGCAGAAATTGAAGGGGCGAAAAAAAGTTCCCTTTAAACAATCCGTGCAAAGCCCCTTAGTAAGGGGCTTTTATATATTAATGTTCAACGGGGGGGATTAGATGAAAGATAATCTAGAAAAACTAATTGAAAATACTTTAAAAGATATTCTATTAGCTAATGCTGCTCTAACATTCATTTTTGCAATACCAATGGCTATTATCAGTAGGCATGGGATGGGTATCACAATCTGGTTTATAACTGTGCTCATTGCACCTGCTCTGTGTGCAGTAGGTGCATGGCTTGTATCTCGAACATTCGGTCATGCTGAGGAGTTCTTTCATCGTCGGTGGGCTAAGCGAATCTATGTTTTTTATACTCTTGCGGCTGCCGAGTTTTTGCTTGTGTACTCAATCGCGCAAATAATGAAAAATCTGATGAAATAATTAACAAGTTATTATCATGGGGTTTGTGGCTGTTAACCTGCAGTGAGGCGACAATCGTGTATTTATAAAAACTTCCCCTTTTCACTCCCCGCTGTTTCTTCTGCTATTTCCTTTATGTTTGCATGCAGCAACATCTACCATACCTTTGCAGAAAAATCAGAGCATTTAGTGCCGAAGGTTGGTTTATTGATGCTTTTTGTTTCATTTATTGCAATTATTGTCATTCAGAAGGGATCATCATGAAAAATCACGGAGTAAAGCCAGTTTTACTTTCCCGGGGGCAGATCGAAGCCCTGTAACGTATCCAGGCCGAAAAGCGTCAGAAATCTGTGCTTGGTGTGGCACCGTCGATTCATGTTATTGCCCGGCAACTGATGGATAAGGCACTTAAAGAGGTGAGGCTGTGAAATTAAATATCAGTGTGGATAAACGCCAGCTATGGCAGAAAAAAGAGAACAGCGAGGCATTCAGGGCTTTGCTGGTGGAAAATCTTCGGCACCGGTTCAGTGGAGAGTTGCCTGATGCACTGGGGAAGAAACTGGAATCCCTGACGGTGGAAATTGGCGATTATGGCTTTGTTGATGTTGAAAGCACGACTGCCAACACAGAAATCGTAAAGCAGGTCGTCAATGATGTAATGAAAACCACGCTTAGCCAGCCATCCTGGCGCAACTGAATCAGTAAGGGGCGGTTATTGCCCCTTTCCTCCATACCCACAACGCATTCCCTTTTCGCATGAAATTATTTTTTATCGTATATGCATGAGGTGAGTTACATGTTGATGAGTAAAGCCGAATACGCCAAATACAAAGGCGTAAGCCGCCAGACAGTTTACGACTGGATCGAGAAAGGCGAAGTGATCATGTCTGGCAAAAAAATTGATGTGGAGGCGACAGAGCAGCGGAACAGCCCACCGGCACAGGGGAAAGACACCGTTTCTGAAATGTGGCCAGAAAGAACGCTGGAAATGACGTGGGGCGAGTTCTGGAAAGCAGTTAAGGCCAGAGACGGTAAAATCCCTGCGCCAGTAACGGACGACGACATACAGCAACGTGTGCTGGATGCAGCCGGGGAATTAGACTGGGAAGTGCAATTTCTTGATGATGGCGGGATTTGGATGGATGACGGCGATGCTGAGTTTTATTTCGAGCAATATGATCTCAGGCAGAATGCCGAACTGGTGATTGGTACGCTGCGACGTGAGGTCTGTTATGTGGCTGATGCTTGTCCTGACGAGCTGGATAACTGGAGCGAAGCCGGACTAAACGCCCTGGCTGCATGGGAAAAAACAGGTCATTAACGGCCGCAAAAAGTGTCAAGTTGAGCAGCTTGCCAGGTTGGCACTTTACACTCTGAACACGAAAAAGTGTCAACCTCGCTGTAAACCCTGCCATTACTGGCCTTGAGCCATATTTACCACGCCAGAAACCCGTGAAAACCGCGAAAAGTGTCAAGTTGTCATGCTTAGAAATGCCAGGGTTTTTCGCGAAAAAGTGTCAAGTGTGTCAACCTGCGATATTAAGATTTCCTAAGGTGTAAACCATGACCATCACCGAAGCCGATTTGCTGGATATAGTGCGCAGCGTGGCTGGAATTAGCGAATTGCCAAAGAAAGCCAGATTTGCCGATTATGCGGACGTGGTAGCTGCTGCAATGCAGCTAGAAGATCATGCTCCGAATGAAGGAGATTTGCTGCATATCCGCATCCGATCGGCGGCGATACTGGCAGCCCGTTGACGCCACCAGCATAGAGAGAACGCCGTGCCTTACGAGTGGAAGAAACCGGACATGCTGCGGCGATAACCCGTTGATTAAAAGACGGCTCAAAATTGAGCCGGGTAGCAGTTTGTCTGATTTATGCGTTTAGTTGTTGATATTGCCGATGACGAAAAATTGCACTCTGTAGCTAGTGGGCGTTTATGTTGAAAACTGCCGATTCTGATAGGCTTTTATCATGCACTTGCATGAAAACTGCTCTGTGTAGCGGGCAGGCCTGCTGGGGAGAGCATTGCGCGCTTTAGTAGCAATAAAACACATCAATAAGGCTTTTTATTTTCTTGTATTATAAAATTATACTTATTATCTTGTTGATTGACAGATAAAAACAAGGGATATGCATAATAAATGAACAAATCACCTACTGAGATAATTAATATGCTAAGCGATAAGTTCAATAGTAACTTTCGTGAATGGCAGGGCATACAAGATAAAAAATTAGATAAAGTAATTATCTCAATTTTCACTCTTAACACGATTGCTGAAATTTTGAATAAAAAGAAAACATCAGTTCATCATGATGTTTGTATTAAAATTTTTAGTGAGATTATTGCTGATACGTCATCTTCTTTATATCTTTCTGCCTGTGCCATAGATAAACCAGCTAATATTGTTCTAAGGAGAGTTTTGGAACTAGGTGTCGCATCTATTTATCTTTGGGATATGCCTCATGTTGTATATTCTTGGAAAAATCATGATGAAGACTTAAGTTTCAGTGATATGTTGAAGCATATAACAAATCAAGGCTATATAGACTACTTCACAGAAAATGAGAAGATAGGAGGGAAAGTATGTGTTATTGATATGAGAAGAGCACAGAAAATTTATGGACAATTAAGTGATATCGTTCATGGAAAAATAACCTCATTTGAAACTGATTTGCCTAATAAGTTCACTTTTGAAAGTGAAGATTGGGAGAGGTTCATAGGTCTGGCTGAGGTTGTTTTGGGTATGATAATTAATTCCAATATTGTTCGTCATAAGATAAGAAAAGAAGTGCTATCTTCATTTCCTAAATCTAGTGAGGTAGTTTTATAATGTCTATGTTAGACACTGAGTTATTACATGCAGCACGTACCGAAGATCTTGAGTTGAAACAGGTCAAACAACTGGCTGTTCTTGGTGAGTTTGAAAAAGATGTTGTAGCAAAACTAAAAATAGCGGGCTCTCATCTGATTCAGGGTGCCAGAGGAATTGGAAAGTCTATGCTTCTAAGAGCGGCAGAAGCTGAATTAGATAGTGATTTTCCTGTTAAAAAGATTGTGGGGGTATATGTTAATTTCAAAACCAGTACTTTGCTGGAAGGGGTTAAAGCTGACAATAAAAATGCATTTCAGATATGGGTAAGCGCTAAGTTACTACAAGCTTTGTACGAAAAGTTGATATTTTTAGATGTCATTCGTGACAATAATAGCAGTGATCCATTTCAAAGAATTTTTGGGATTAAAACTATAACTGGAATGAAAGATGCTCTACAATCTAAAATTCATCTGCTTCAAAGGTTATCAAGAGATCCTTCTTCAGATAAATTGTTGAATGAAATTGGAGAGGATTTTTTAGATAAGGTTAATGATATAAGTTATGTAAATGACATCATCAAGGAGATAATTCAAGAATACCAACTTAATAGAATTGTTTTTTTATTTGATGAGGCTGCTCATACCTTTATACCAGAACAGCAGGAAATATTCTTCGAAATATTTAAATTGCTTCATGGCGGTAAAATTGCAGTTAAGGCGGCTGTATATCCGTCAATTACATCGTATGGTAAAAATTTTGAAGTTGGTCAAGATGCCATGATGATAAACCTCGGAGGATACGAAACTGGAAATATTGGGCGGGAACGAACACGACGTTTATATCGTGATCTATTAGATAAACGGGTCACACAAGGAGCAGCAAAAAAGAGAATATTGGCTAAAGGTGATTTGCTAGATCAATGTATTCATCTTTCATCCGGAAACCCTAGAGCATTTCTCCATTTATTTAATAAAGTATATGAGAAAGGTTATACTGAAAGAGATCTTTTAACTTGCACTCAGGATTATGTCAATCAAGAATTATTACCTTATCATTTAGGGCTTTCAAAACGATTACCTAAGTATTCTCACCATGTTCGCATTGGACTTGATATTCTTAGGGAGTGTATTATCCCTGAGCTTAGATTGAAAAATAACAGAGAGAAAAAGACTCAAACCCAATCTGCTTTTTTTGTTCTTCCTCCCGTTATTTCTCCAAATCTTAGATTGTCTCTAGATTTGCTTTGTTATTCTGGTGTTCTTTCCAAGCAAGGGTCCGTGAAGATGTCTAATCGAAAATCGGGTCAGCGCTACATGGTTAATTTATCATTACTTTTCACTGAAAAAGCATTCGTATCTAATAAGTTCGGGGAGATAATAACACTATTATCTCTCGCTGATTATAAAGAATTTGGCGCAGCAGATTCTGAATTAGAGCGTTTTTTAGAAAAATTGAAAGAATCAGCTGATGAGTGTCAAACTTGTTCCGCTGAGTTACCTGGAGATGCGAAGTTTTGTCCTAAGTGTGGGACACCTGTACCAACAAGGTCAATTGTAGGACAACTTCTTGATGATCCGGTTAGTTGCTTGTCAATTAGTAACGCAATATGCGACCGAATAAAAGAAACCTATCCTAAAGTGGGTGATATCGTTCACTGTTCGAGGGATGATCTGAAAAAAATACCGTACATTAAAAATGTTAGGTCAAAAATAATCAAGAACGCAGCGGATGAATATATCTCAGGCTAAAGAAAAGCCCCATGTAAATGGGGTTTTTTTTAATATGGGTTTATACTTTTAATGCCCGCCAATGCATTAATTCAATTCTTTGTATTAAATAATTAGATCTATTATAAGCTCTTCTGACTTCATTTCTATCAATATGAGATAATGACGTCTCTATTGCATCTGAATTAAACCCTGCTTCATTTAAAGTTTTACTCGCAATAGAACGCATCCCATGGTAACTAGCTTTCCACCGTAACCAATTCATTTAAGAGCAGCATTAGCCGTTTGACTATTCATTGGTTGCATAGGATCGTTTCTGCTAGGGAATACATATTCTCGATGACTACTAATAGGTTTCATCACATCCAGAAATTCTAATGCCTGTGGAAATAAATGAGCAATGTGTTTCCGGTTAGCCTTCATCCGTTCGGTGGGAATTGCGGAGGGCAGCATAAATGCAGAGGGAAATCTGCAAATCCTAGGCTGGCCTTGCCATAAAGCGAAGACGGCGCGGGAGCATACAAGATGATAATTATTATTAGTAACAAAGGGGAGGGCGGGTCAAATCTCTGTACCCCTAGCTGTTCTGGACCGCCTGCCTCGTCAAATTTTTACACCCGCAAAATTAAAAAAAATACTTCACGCTGGTGGTTATCCTTGGGCATCCACTAGCCTTTCATCATTGACTGCTGGTGAGGCTGAGACTCGAAGAAAAAGAGTGCTAGAGAGTCGGTTTTTGCACAGTTTGGGGTAAGGGAAAATTTATTGGGGGTACATTTGGGGGTATATATAAAAATGCAATGTAAAAATGTCATTAAATATCAATGCGATTGTTGTTTGTGTTTTGTTCCTATTATCGCACCATCAAGAAAATCAATAACTTAGCTTAACTTCTCTAAGAAATTGTATCTTCTGTTATCACTTACAAACGCCTATACGTTGTTATGGGCTTTGGTAGTGTAACACGTATGGGCGAGTAGTTCCCAGGCTCAACCTCGTAACAAGTTCCTTTGAAGCTGGAAGACGTGCCACCGTCTCTAAACCTTCTACCAAAACTCTTAGCAAGATGTTCCACACCTGGCGCGGTGTCCAATGATGCTACACGTCGAGATGACGTCGCAGAGGATAAACAGGCTAAATGATGGGAAGAGTTTTAAGTGCAATAGTGGATTAAAGCCCACCTCTTCAAAACCTAACTTGATCGGGAAAGAATCAAGCTCTAGCACGGTTTCGTCCACCGGAGTACAACGGGTGCCTGATAAGAGAAGAACTGCTAAGACTTCATAGCTTTTGTGAAAAAGCCCTTTTTAGTGGATATGCCTACGGCGCTTATTTTTTGGTATAACCATCAAAGGCGCTTTATGGCTCCTATTGTCTTGAAAATGTATCTTTACTTGTATTGTGTTTTATGCGTAGTCTCCCTGTGTAGTATGTAACTTGTTAATTTTCATATGAATACAGAGGCAACACGATGAAAAACATTGCAGCTATAAAACGTAATAACCGCAAGATTCACGCTCGTAAGTTCCTGTCTACGCCAGAGGGAAAAGCCTGGCTAGAGCGTAAACAGCGAGAGAACGAAGAAAGAAAACTCCTTAGTGAGTTGAAATGGCTTAAGGATTGAATCACCAGTAGGCGCATAACACATCCAGCAATCAAAGATGTGTTTGTGCGCCTGATAGTGAAATTATTAAAGTTTTTTAGTTAATGTAGCCATTGCATGAACGATGATCGCTAGTGAATCGATTTTATCTCGAGGGGTAAAATAGATGAGGTATATGATGGTAACAATTACAGCTAAAGTAATTGTGGTTCTGCAGGTTTTTAAAATGGATAAGATAAAGCGCATAGATACCCCCTATTGATTTAACAACAACAAGGTATCATTTATTTTTTATTGCATGCAATGTGCAAATTTTCACATATAATAGCTTACTATTCACTTTGCATGGTGTCAACAAGATGATGTGTTGTTTTGTTTGATTTGTTCAAGATAATATTTCATTTTCTCATCTATATAACTTGTGTTTTAGATAATTTCACTAATTGTAAAAGTTACGTATTGCTTAATAGCTGCCTTTTTATCTGAAATCGGCGCAAACGTGATCAATGTTTAACGCGAAGATCAGCGGCGTCAGGTCCACGCAGCGACAATTCTCAAATATCAGGAGGCATTACGCTTCCTGCTCTTTCTTGATACGTTGCACCGTCTGTGTGCTGACACTGAAATCTTTTGCTACGCTCCGAATTGATCCACCATTCGCGAGAGCGGCAACAATTCCCGCTCGATCAATTGCTTTTCCATTACCACGTTTTGCTATACGTCCAGCGGCCTTAGCTGCGGCAATCCCCTCACGTTGCCGCTCAAGCATCATTTCACGTTCCATTTGTGCCACTGCTGCAAGCACTGTGAGCATCATATTCCCTGCGGGAGAGTTCTTCCCTGTCTTAAAGTCTTCTTTATGGAAATGCACAGACACGCCGCGCTCTGTTAATTGCTCAACCGTTGCCAGTAGGTCGGCTGTATTACGGCAAAGTCGATCAATGCTGTGAACATGCAAAACATCACCTTCACGCACATAGTTCATCATTGCCTCAAACTGTGGGCGCTGGGTATTCTTGCCTGACGCTTTATCTTCAAAGACTTTATCAAGAGTTACTCCAGCTAATTGACGGTCTGTGTTTTGTTGGACAGTCGATACCCTAATGTATCCAATATTAGCCATTTTCATTTTCCTTCTGTGTTGATTTGTGTGTAGTGATTATTGATCGTGTTGATTAGGTGTGTAAAGGACTTTTTTCACTACGAAATTCGAAGGTTTTTAGTGTGGTGATTTAGCCTGCTTTATCACTACACGTCTTGCATGAGAATCATGTAGTTATGTTTTGGTAAAATTAGCAAGCTATTAAATAGCGTGTTTATTTTGAAAAAATTAATTTTTTCAACACGTGAAAGGAACTTGTTCGACAAATAATAGATTGATTTTTAATCAACAATTTCTGATAGTGCTCTGTAAGCCACATTACACAAGGCGCAGCGAAAGTGATGTAAAAGTGAAGAAAGCTAACATTGCACTTTTAAGCTACTTTTCATTGAATTTTTAGTATGGAATTACATAGGGATTAATCATCAATTAATCTTGAATTTAAGCCTGTTTTAGATGTTTAATTTTTGATAGCAAGAAACACTTTTAGAAGATCATTGCACAGATGTTATGTGATAAATGGATGTAACGGTAGGTCACTGTGAACTACCCCCCACAGAATTCTGTTATCCTTAACTTTTAAAGAAATATGCACCCTAACAGAAAACTGTTACCCCAACCCTAACAGAATTATGTTAGACACCCCCACAGAAAACTGTTAGCCACCCCTACAGAATTTTGTTACCTATTAGATCAACTATCAAACTACAATTAAATTATCTTTTATAAATTCTTTTATCTTTAAAGAATAATTATAGGGATACCCGTTAGGGGAGTCTTCGACTATCCCTTAATCTATTGGCATTCGCCAGAACCTTGCACAAGTTAGAGTGTTAGTCGTTAGACTGCTTGTCATAACACATAGTTTTTTGTTTGTTGATGTTAGTTAGTAGATCTATGTTCGCTAATGCCGCTCACAACGAATATGTAATCTACTATGTGCAAATAGCCTACGGCTTGCGTAAGGCTAAATAGTCTTGCGCTGTGCGCAGAACGATAATTAACTAACTACCATCTAACGATCATCAATCTATTTAAGAGAAAATCTATTGTGCAATACTCTGACGAGTGCAATAACCTTGTGTGCTACGCGTTAGCGATGTTAGCACATAGACACAGACAACAACCAACAACAAACAAAAAAGAATGGTTTTAGTAGTTGAAGGTTAAATAAGATTCTACCGCTTAAATCAAGCCGTAGGCGAGCTAAACAGCCATTACATAAGGGAATGTATTGTTTTTATCAAAACCTCGTTAGAACGCGTTTTAGAGCGTTTTAGACAATAATAAAGAATAGCACTACACATGAGAGCACGAATTGCTAAGAAATATCATAACTTACTGAAAATCATCAATATTTATATGGATAGGGGTTGACAAAAGCTTTTAGTCGTGGTAAAGTAATATTAGGGACAGAAAACATTCTTATCCTCTAAGTAATTAAACCAATGCACCGCACTTTGAAGCCCAAGGCTTGCAAGGTGTCTTTTTCTTTTAACCAAATAGAATAGGAGGTTAATTAATGAAGTATTACACTCCACAGGATGTAATCGAAGCCTGGAAACGTGGTGAGATCAATCGTTTTAAAGTAAGGATGAACAGGAACACAGCGCGACGCTGTGGTTATCCAGAGCGTGAAAAATGCTTTGACGATGCACTAAAAATTATTGATGAATTAAGAAAAAATGAAAAAGGATCTGAAAAAGAATCTGAAACAGAGTAAAGAAGAGAAGGAGAAAACTATGAGCGAAACTACAGAAAAGAAAAGACAACCACGCACTTGCTTTCATATTCCTGATGAAGTATTTCAGGTGTTGTTTAAAGAAGCCAGAAGTAAACGTATCACTGTTACAGATTACATTCTTGATATGTTGAAAAGAGAGGCTGAAACACTCTCAAACAAAAGCAAGTGATTTTTATCACCATAGTAGCGCCGTAGAGCGTGATTACATCAAGGAGATTTTTAATGATTAATGAAGAACAATTTGTAAAAGTTCCTATGTGGATTCTAAAAATAAGCCAAGTAAACGGGCATAAATTTACAGATAGTGCTAAAAACCTTTACTGCTATTTGAGAGGGTTTGATCGTGCATTTCCCTCTTACGCTAAGATAGGCGATGTTTTTGGCATAACACCAAGAGCAGCAGAAGAAAGGGTTAAGAAATTGCTCGAAATGGGATTAATTATAAAAGATGCACGACCAGGAAGCTCTAACCTTTATCGAGTGCTTGATATTCCAAAAGGAGAATCATCACTACCTGATCCTTCTGAGAAAGAAGACGAATCTAATGAAATATTGAATGTTTCCGAAATCATCGTTGAAGAAGAAACACAGGAATCAGAGTTCCCTGAGCGGCCCGAAATTTTTACTTGGCTTCTTTCCCTTGATAAGAAGAAACCACCGCACGAAGAAACAGAAGATTTTGTAAAACGTGCATTAGATTCAAAGAATATCTATCTTGAGAAACAGGCTTTTCACGATCTGATAATATCTCTAAGAGAAAAAAGTGAAATATACGATTCAATACCATTCTAAGGAGAATAAATGACTTATAACATCACTATAGGAAACAAAACTATTGAAATAACTGAAAGCGGATACAACATTTTAAAAGCTATTTTGGACATAGAGTTCTCACCCCCGACAGTGGTTAGCTTTTGTAGTTTAGGCGGCTACAGCGCACAACATGTGAATCATTGGTTAAACCATTTTACATCGTTCGGTGTGCTGGATTATGAAGGGATTAACCACACTACATTTCGTCTTTTGAAATTAAACAAAGATTTTGAATTGTTTATCACAAACAATCAATAACAACAGATCGGGCAATACATATGGCAAATGCATTTATGGCGATATTCATCGTAACAATGGTATCAAGTTTTTATAATCCACATAAAAAGAAGGAAAATGGGAAGAAAGAAAAAGAACAACTTAAAACGTATTGAAAAAAACAGTAACTTCAATTCAACAAGACAACGTCCACCGACACACACCAATAACGAAATTCCAGGGGAAGAGATAATATTTATTCTTGAAACAGAATCCCCTGAATTAAGCGATGAAGAACAAGAAATAATCAAATCAATGCCAGGCGTTTACTTTCGCCCAAGAACAAGAAAACAAACAATAATTTCTGATGGCACTCTGAAACGTTGGCAGCTTTTAGGGTTTAGCTCCTATCATCATTTTTTGGGATTTAACGCTTTCAATAATTGTGTAGGTGGTGCATCGGAAGTCGATCTGATGGCTCATTTAGAAGATACATTAGCTTCTAACAAACGCTCTAACTAATAAAAGGATGGTCGTATGTATAAGCGCCCAATGAAAATATTCGAAAAAGGAAAAATAATGATTGGCTATATTCAAGAAACACAATTATTTCAGATGATCCTGTCTGATGCAAAAAACTATGCTGAGTTAATCCGACTGGCAAAAGAAACAGAAGACTACGAAGCATTAGAGCGTTATCGTGATGAAGTGCTGACGCTCAAGACACCTTTTAACATCGTATTGAATATGATTAATGATGCATTACAAGGAGAAGCCGCATAATGGAAGAAGATATTAGCAATGCAATGGAACAACTTTTAGATCTGACTATCTCACTACAAACAAGAATAAATCAAGCCTATTCAGATTTATGCGATTACACGCTCTCTCAATGCGTTATTAGCTTAATGAAGGTGAATGTAAGCCTTGACGATTTTATCTCTCTGGTGAGCGATTTAGAGCTAATTGAGGACGATGCCAAGATGTGCACTCAAACCATCACAGACACCGCCAGCACGTTAAAGGCTGCAAGTGAAGAGATTCAGCAATTAGTAGATGATTTAGCAAAAAGTGCTATTCCCTCTAAATGGTAATGAAAATCATTTGCATTTATATAATAAAAATGTTATATTAGTATTAAGGGTAGATAAAAAGGTTTTGACTGGTGTTAATCCTTCTACTGTCATAAATCCCTGCATATGGAAGGTGATAGCCTCAAGGGTTGAGTGGCATTAACCTCTAACAAATATTACCTTCCATCTCTCAAGAAGTTTTAGAATAATCATAACTCCCTCTTTGATTGTTGATTGTTTCTACGTTGTGTTGATGAATGTTGTTAGGCATTGTGCTTAATTTTGATAAAAGCGGGTAGGTGTTATCTCCTTGCCCTTCCCGCTCTTATTTTTCATCTATGCTTATCCTAAAGCTCCTTATTTTGTCCGAAAACATTAAAGAGCCTTACACTGATAGTTATATTTTATAACTATTTACTAACATCATTAAACTCTTATTTAATGACAGAAGTTAGTAACAGAATAATCTATTAAGTTGTTGTCAAAAAACTATCATCTGCATAGCGTTAGCCGCAAGCAGAGAGAGTTTAGCTAAGAATTGTGCAATAACCTTTGGAAATATTGATAGCAAAACGGGTTTTATAGACTGCAAATCTATAATCTTTGGTTGTAAAAACGCTTTTTCTGAAACGGTAGATTATTGTTGGTGTAGTTAATCCCTATTAAAATTTAATCTGTGAGTAGATTGGAATAGTGATTCCTTAAAATCTGACTGGTGCATCCACACCATGAAAGATAGCGGTTAGCCACCGCACCCGAATAGATATTCCTGATTGATTCCGCATGTTTTCCTAAGAGCATGTTTTCAGGAATATCTGTTCACCCTTTAAACCTATCTTTAAGCATGTTTAATAAGCATTCTTAGAGATACGTTTAAAACCTCCTCAAGGTTTTACTTATCGCTGTGTATTGCCCGACACGTTAATAAATCCCCCTCGCTATTCTCAGATTGAACCTCTTATAGCCTGGGGGATTTATTAAATTCCAACATAATGGAATCGTTATATAAATGAAACAAGAAATTATCCTGAAATATGGCAATGAAAAGTTAACACTAACTGAAGATGTGTTGAATGCTACAGCCTACGCGCTTGGTATCACTCCCACAGAATTAAAGAAACAGTGTGAACGTCTTTATAAGGCTGAAAGCAATAAACCATCTCACCAAGATTTGATTAATGCTAAAGCTCAACAAATCAAACAATCTAAGGAAAAATAATGGCTATTTTAAAATTAAGCGATGTTTTCCTACATCGTAAAAGCATCACTGACGTAGTGAGCTATGCAACCGACCCTTACGCGGCTGTAGAAAGCAAAAAATTTGCAGCACTTGCACAAGATGTAACGTGCGGCGACCTCATTGATTCATCCGGCGCTAAATATGTTAGCGGCGCTGATGTTCTTGTCGTTGTGTCTGACTTCGTAACTGCTGATTCAAATAAAACAGTTAACGTGCTTCGTGCTAATGCCGGACTCGTTTGCATCAAAGCTGATGCCCTGAATGCCGAAGGCGCTGTAAAAGAAGCTGCTATTGCAGCTCTCGCTGCTAAAGGCTTCCAGCTTGAAGGCTTCCACTCTGTTTTCACATCTTAAGAAGGAATAAATAATAATGATTATCGGAAATGAAGTGGTTGATCTTGCTCCACTGTTCGAATTAAACGACTCACGCAATTACCTACTGTCTACTCTGGATTTTACTGATCCTGTGCCTGTAGAAAGTCACAAAGTGGCTGTTTCCCAGCTTATCGAGAGCAATGAATCTCTGTTCAACCATCCTACAAGCCGTTTTAGCTCTGAGCATAACGTTACTAAGCGTGAGAACGGGGAAGAATATCTTATTGAAATCCCGTACTTTTTAAGGGAAGACCTGATCAAACCGCAGGACGTGCAAGGCAAACGCAAAGCCGGAAGCTCTATTGAAGAAACACTGCCGGATCTGTATGCGGAATATATCGCTAAACACAATGTTGCATTCCAGCGCACTAAAGAAAGCATCCTCGCGGCTTCTCTGTTCTCTGGCAAGACACACACCCCGAAAACTGACGATGTTCTGATCGATTACAGCACTCTGTTCGGTGTGTCTCCAATGACTGCAACCGTTGACGCATCCAGCACCAACACAATGACCGTATTCAAGCAATTTGATCAGATGCATACGGATATGATTGCTAAGGCACAAAGCCAGGCTGCAACCATTGAGCGTGTTGTTGTGTTCTGTAAACCTGCGGCATTCAACGCTATTCGTTACAGCGTTGGCATGGTTAATGCGTTCCAGTATGCAAGCCCTGTAGACGATGCAAACGTGGTGTTTAATGTGCGTTCTCTGCTGCCTGGTGTAACTACTTTCACCATTCCAGGAACTAACATTGACCTGATCAAAGTGACTGATCCGCTGCTGCTGGCACATATGACCGCTGACGCTGTAGCTATTCCTAAACTTGCTAAGGGGGCAGGTGTTTACCAAGCTATTTTTGGTGCGCCTTCCAGTTCATTCGATCTGCTGTCTCAAGGCGCTAAAGAGTATTACAGCTATGCTTTCGAATCGAATCGCGGCGACGCAGTGCACGTAGTGACCGAGAATAGCTCGCTTGTGGTTAACCACGGTGTTGGCTTCTCTGTGCAGATCACAGTAGCGTAAAAAGTGTTAAAGACGTTCCCCTACGTCTGGAAATAATCGGGGCAATAAGGGTAAGGGATAATCATATAAGCAAAATATGCGCTGTCTCTTGCCCTTTTTGTTTTTCTACTGTCTACAAACCTAAATAAAAATATATATGTGAGAGAAAACCAATGAACACAGAAAATTCACAGGCATTAATTCTTAAATCTGTAAAAGAACTGGCAGCTATTAGCGATGACTCAATAATCAATGTCAGTGCCTTATGCAGAATGCTTTCAATTGATGCAAATAATGTGCGTCAGCGTGTCTTTCAGACTGGATGTAGCACTTTCGAAGCAATCCAATATTATTGCTCTAAAAAACAATAACAAATAACAATCATAATACAGGGAAACAATTAACATGTTAGAGCTAAACGTGGCACGCCTCTCGAACGTTGTCACCTTCGAAGTTAACCGACCATCATTAGAGAAAGCAAAAGCAGAAGTAGAAAAACTTCGTAAACAAATGGCGGCGGTGAAAGATATAGAATTGCGTGTTAAGACACATAAACAATCAACCGCTAAAGCAAAAAAAGACGTAGACGATATTGCTAAAAAGCAAGCACAGGCTGATAAAGCTAATGCTAAAGCACAATTAGCCGCTCAACGTGTAGTTGCAAGAGAACAAAAAGCCCTGGCAGCACGCAAAGAGAAGGCAGAATTAAAGCTTTTAGACGTTGGAGCAAGCATTAGTGCAATGCACCGTCTTTCTGTAGCGGAACAATATAAAGCTATTGCACAGGCTAGAGAAATTGCCCTCCAATATGAAAGAGGCGCTATTAGTCTGGCACGTATGAATAGCCAAATGAAACGCCTACAACAGCAACAACGTAAGATTAATGGCAATCGTAACGCTCACGCTAAAGCCTATGCACCTGTTAAGGGTAGCGGGAGTATTGGCGGCGGTGCTGCGGCTGTTATGCTGGGTGGCTTAGGCGCTGGCGCTACGTATATGGCTATGAGCAAAGCCTCTGAATTTGTTACTAACAGCTTTGCGAATGCTGAAACGCTGGGTGAATTGTATAGCCGTGCGAAGCTGGGCGGTGTAGACGTTAACCAGATGAACAATATTGAGCAATGGGCCTACAAAAACGGCGTTGATTCAATGATGGGCGAACAAGGTCGTAGGAAGTATCTCGATCAGATGAAAGATGTACGGGAGAAGGCTACTAAATCTTATGATGAGGCTGAATATGTAGTTGATAAGAAAACTGGTAAAGGAGAATGGAAGGGCGGCGATAGCGGCATCAATACTTTAATGAATGAAGGATTCCTAACTAAAAAGGATCTAAAAGACTTTGCTGATAATCCGGCTGGTCTGGTTAGTAAAGCAGTTCAGGGAATGGTAGCTAAAGGCTATTCAGATGCACAAATCGGTAGTCGTCTGGAAGATCTGGCTGATGATTTGATGCTCACCTCTAAATACTGGACACGCTCCGCTAAAGAAGTGGAACAATCAGCACGAGAACAACGAGAATCAGGGCGCTGGGTAACGCAGGCACAACAGGAAAGCGTTATTAAATTCCGTGAACTGAATAATGCACTTAGTGGGCTTTCTGACTCACAAGGGATCGCCTTTGTTGATGGCTTTATGAAATCTCTTGATCCGAAAGTGATTGAAGAGTTTAAAAAGAGCATGGTTGCAATGCTGCCAATGTTTACCAAATTAGGCGAGGCTATCGGCGGATTGGTTAACGCCGTAATGAAAACAATCAACTGGCTGATGAAAAACGACGAGAAGACGGAAGCTATTCAGAAGAATTTAGGGGATGCACCGCCACTATCTAACGAAGGAATGAAGCAGAATCTTTCTAATCTCACTCCTGATCAATATAAAGGCGCTGGCACCGGAACAACTAAGCCAGATAACAGCAATTCCCTGGTTAACACTATTAAAAGCTGGTTTATGCCAGAAGAAACGGTAGGTGGGGCGCAGGCTGTAAATCAATACAGTCTCGAAGGACAAAATATTGCAAATCTGAAACAGAGTGCAGCACAACAAGCTTTCAAGGCTCCTTCTTACACCTTTGCACCTGTTATTAACTTCAATCCAGAATTACAAGTAAATGCAGAAGTGCCGCTAACTATCGAATCAGACACCGGACGATTGAGCGAATTTATCGACTTCAAATCAAAGGCATCTTCCGCTGAGTTTAGCAAGCTATTAACGCTGGGTGTTATGTCAGGCGGGTCAACCTATTAATCATCACTGTGGGGCGGTTTAGCCCCCTTAAATAAGGATTACAAATTATGGCAATGGGTCCGTTAACCATTGGTCGCCCGACTGAGGCGAAAATCAACAGCACAAGCAACGATAGCAACGGTAGAACAACTAAAGGGGGTAACGGCTTTGCGATCATTACCTCTAACCTCGGCAGTGGTGCAAATGCTGCTTACAATGACTACCAGGCATTATCATTTGATAGCGTGGAATCGACGAAAATTAGCCGAAATGCAGACGTTACAAGCTATGCCGTCGAATCAGGATCAGAAGTTAGTGATCATGTTCAAATACGGAATAACAAGTTCACATTACAGGGGCGTATCTCTGAAACAGTATTGAAGCTCAATCCCGATATGATTAAGAATGCGGGAATTAACGGCAATAGACGTATGCTTATGCTTGAATACCTAAATCAGTTGATGGACAGTCGCCAACCTTTCCTACTTGTCACTGAGTTAAAAAATTATGACAACGTTGTGTTAGTTGGCATGTCTTACGAAGAAGAAGCAAGCGAAAGCCTATTGTTTACTCTTGATTTTGAGCAAATCCGTCTTGTCTCTAAAGCAACTACAAGCGCAATTGCGGTAAAAACAGCACCAAATAAATCTGTAGGAGGTCAGGTTAAAATGCAGGTAAATACAACAGAACAGAAAAATCAAAAAAGCCCAGGGCAAGACGTTGTAACGCCAGTATTTAAACAATAGCCTTAAACACCTATGAAACGCTCTGTAACGAGATAATCATAAAAGAGGCATTAGTCTATATTGAAGCCTCTTTATTACGTCTATAGCGTTGTTTTACGCCTTAAATTTGATTTTTTATTGATTGATAAGCCTTTCTCTATTTCAGGGTAGCGTAAAAGCTCAATATATTTTTTAAGCTCTACTGGAGAAGCTGCATTCTTGCTATATGTGCGGAATGTTTCTGTATTGCCGCGCTGATGGCCCAAAATTAAAGCTATGCGGTCCTCTGGAATTTGATTTCGATCAAGAAGCTGTGCTACTCCGTGTCTCAGAGAATGAAACACTTTCCTTTCTGTTCCCTTTTCCCCTAAAGCCTTTCGTTTAGCTCTTGTAAATCGTTGTGTATGCCACGTAGAGCGTTTACCGTCAGCACGTTCTGTAATGCTGGCGTGATAGAACAAAAAGCCATTGTGAGGCTTTTCACGAAGAGATAACACCAATGGAGTGATAAGGCTATGCACAGGCACAAGACGTGCCGCAGCTTTCGTTTTTCCCTGTGTGATTTCAAAACACAGCACACCTTCGATCTCTTTCACATCGTCTATTGTGAGACTTGCTATCTCATTGATCCGCATACCTGTATATAAACCGATAAGACACAAAGCCGTCATTTCTTTGTTTTCTGCTGAATTACCGGAAAATACTTGCAACACCTGCAATAGCTCTTTGTTAGAAAATGCCTCGTAGCTCTCTCTACTTTGTGCCACATCAAGCCTATGCCCTCGCCAGGGGGAGAGCGCCCTTTCTGGCGCATCGTGGTAACGTGATGAAGCTAATTCCCATAGCTGGGCCATTGGGCTGATATAATTTGCAATTGATTGTTGTGAAAGAGTTTTTTGCATATGTTCAATCCAGCCTGTAACAGTGGTGCGGCTTACATCTTGCAATGCAATATCAGGCTTTTTACGGTAGGAGAGAAACATCTCTACCGCTTTTCTTGCCTTAGCTAAAGTGGCTGGCTTCTTCTTCGTGCTGTTAATTGTCAGGTAGATTTCAAGAATTTTAAGCAATGACGGACACGAAGACGCTGTATCTTGCATTCTGGTAGCTGTTTTGGCGTATTTAGCCTTACTGCGTAACTGAACCGCCCCGGGTTT